TCTCTTGTAAGGTTTTGCTGTTTTCGCTGCCTTTTTAAAGTTAGCGGCGGTGGGAGAGCCCTTAGAACCCACCTTTCTCATCTTCTCACCAGAGCCAGCGGCGATCCGCTTTCTCTTGGCGTGAATGTTTGCGTATAATCCTCGTTTAGCTGCCATTATACTTGACCTTTTTTGTTGGTTTTTCTTTTGATTGCATCTAGTAGCATATCTTTACCAGCATCTTCTCTTGCCTTTTTATTCTGCCTAGCTTCGAGAATCTCTCTTTCTATTTCATAGTCAGGACCTAGTTTAGCAAGCATTTGTCTCTCTGTAATAGTGCGTGTTCGCTTGCCAGTCGACATATCATCTGTATAAGCCATGTTAGTACCCTTTTGTTTTAGTACCTGTGCCTTTCTTTTTCTTTTTAGTCATTACTTACCTACCATTTTTTGTGCTTTTTTGTGAGCTGCTGTAAAAGATGTACCAGCTCTCATCTCTTTACGCATCATAGCCATGTGTTTAGCTGAGTGATGCTCGGCATGTTTCTTAAGAGTTGCCTGTTGTCTTGCTGTTAGTTTCATTAACACTTCCATTTACGTAGGGCAAGAGCCTTACGTGTAGGCTTGCCGTTTGGTTTCTTCATTGGTCCTTTTACTCCACTCATGCGAGCACAGAAAGAACGCTTACGTGCACCACCCCCGGGCTGAGGAGCCTTGAGGTTAGAGCCGGTAGCAGCATTATACTTCTTTCTACCGGCTGCTGTCAGTCCGCCTGAGCGAGACTTGTGCTTGCCCATTTTAAGACTGACGTTTTTTCTTTTACGGGAGGCCATACTTTTCTTTTAATTTTTGATACTCAGCTTTACCAGCGTCTGAATCTGGAAACCCGTATACGGTGTGCATAGAGTCATTCATCAGGTGATATTCTCGACGACGCATGCCATCATCGTTTCGGGTAATAGGTAAAGCTCCACCCTCGTCATTATACAATGGAACATCCATGTAAGTTGCAGGCTTACCGCTCGGATCATAACCTATATGATCTTTAAAGTTATGATTTTCGCCTTGGTATCTACCTGTACCTTGCATTGTAAAATCAGGTTTGTCAACATGTGTACCGTGAGCAATCATTAAAGATTCCAAAGGTGGCTGACGTGGTTTTGGTTTAAGTGGATCTTTTTTCTCTTTAGCCATTATGTTATCATTAGTTTAGATTTGTTAGGCTTTGAAACTCGTTTTAGAAAAGGACGGAGATAAGTTGGAACAGCATCATTAGAGGGCATTGCTTTACTACCCTCTAAACCATTTTGCTTTCTCCAGTTTTCTACAAATAGACGAGCTTCGTTTGTATAGTCCTTAGCCATTACTTTTTCTTCTTGGTTTTATTTTTCATGATTGCAGCCGCAACTTTTGGTCTTTTTTTTGCTAGTGCGGCTAGCCCCTTTGACACTTTCTTCTTGCCTTTAGCTGGCGGTCTGCCTCTCTTTGAACCATAAGTTCCTTTCCCTGCTGGCATAATTAAAACTCCAAATTGTCAGATCTTTCTAGTTTAGCGATAACATCTTGCCTGTAGGCTGGGTCGTTATCATACCTTCGGTCACTCATTGCTTGGACAAGCTCTGCTTGACTTCTAAACACATCGCTTGTGGTTTGTGGTGCTTTACCTGTATACATTTTACCTTCGTATCCGTTTGCTTGTTCGTATTGTGACTTTAATCCATTTACTGCAAGCTGTATAGAACCGATGTCTCCATTACTAATAATGTTATCAAATGCTTCTACATATTTTGCCTCTAAGTTTTCGCCTGCCCAACTAATAATATTAGAATAGGACTCCTCTCCGCCGACAGAAGTCTTTATCTGATCTATCTGTGATTCGGATATATCATTAGCTGTAGGTGGTGCTGCTTGCCACTCAGGACTGTTAGTCACCTCAATGTATGCATTAACTAACTCTTCACTAGACATACCCTTAAACTTACCTAAAGTCTCTGGGGATAACTTACCATCATTAGAGTAGTACTCTTCTGAAGCGTTTGTAATAAGAGACGCAGTTTCAGATAAAGATGTTTCTTCCTGTTCGGTTTCTGGTTCTGCCTCTGCCTGTTCAGTTGTTGTTTCTGCCTCCTGTTCACCGAGCTTTGTCTCAAGTTCCTTGTAGGCTTTCTCTAGTTCTGCGGCATCTTTATACTTACCAGCTAGTAGCTGATCTTGTTGTTCGGCTATTTCTTCACCAACTCTCAGAGAATCTACTTCGTCTGTTGTAAGGTTGTCGCTTATTGTTTCTGTAGGTACGCTTGTATCTACTGTAAATGTATTGTTCTCCATTTATATTTGTGGGTCCTCCTGTGGTGGTTCGGGTGTGCTTCCGCCAGATAGATTTTGTATAGCTTCTGATGCCTGCTGTGCCAACTCTGGATTCTTCTGTGGATCCATAAGTGGTGTACCAGCAATCTGTCCTGTCTGCTCGACAAGTGATTTCTGAGCCATCTGCTGCATCTGCTCTTGCTTCATCTGCTCTAGCTGTTCTGGTGTCTTGATTAAGTTGAGTACATCTATACCCTGTGCTGCTGCTAATCTTGTGATAGCTTCGGCTGGGTTGACAAACTTTACGAGAGCTTCTGGTCCTAGTGTCTGTGCTACTGTAGCCATAAATCTAGTTAAGCTTTCGTTGTCTTGTCCTCTACCTAATGAATTTATACCAGCTACTATCTTAGGTCTAACGACATCTTTAGGTAGCTTTGGTATTTGATTGCTACGCTGTAGTATAAGCATAGTTCTATTGAGGTAGGGTACTAAAAACTCTACCGTTAATAAACTGAACAAGCCGCCAAGCGATTGTTCTAGCTCTAGCTGTGTAAGGCGTACCTCTTCAGCTGTAACCCTTTCAGCGTTTCGTACATTCATTACTAAGAAAGCTTCAAGGATTCTTTTTTCTATTGACTGTGCCATCTGTGCGGCTGTAGAAAAGTCAGCAGTTTTACCTACCTGTACTACTCCTACGTCTTCTGGTCTACCTTGTATGATAGCACCGTTGCCAGCTTTTGATAAAGTCTGTGGCTTGGTTGTAGCTGAAGGTGATACAAGAAAGACTACCTTACTTGCAACACTAGCTCCTTCTACGAGAGCTTGAGATAATCCATTAAGACTACGTAAGTCTCCTAAGAATTCCTCTACCCTACCACGTCCATAGTCCTCACCATCTACTGTATTGAATCGAAGAACCAACCATGGAGAAGCGTTCTTGGGTGCGGTGCTACGGCTATCAGCAAGGATTCTATCGTCTACCTCCTGATGCCAGACCCAGCGACCACTACCTTCATCCATCTTGACACAGGTGTACACCTCAGCGTCGTCTTCATATGGTCCTAAGCCTTCGCTGTTTGGACCTACATCTTCGTCAGGCTTTTCTATACCTAACACTTTTCTATTTATTATTTCTTTAGTAACAATCTCTATGACATTACCATTACCATCTCTGTTAACTACGTATCTTTGTAACGGAAAGTGTTTTAATCCATCTTTGCCCATAAATATAAGAGCATTACCAGATACAATTAGATGCTTTAATGCTTGGTGCACTACAACTCTATCATTAGATGCAGCTATGTAGTCCATAATCAGTCTCTCAATTTTAGAGAAGGATAGGTCTAGCTCAGTGCGTATCTGTGGGTCAAGTGTTTGTCCAAGCTTATCGTCACGTACTTGTAACTTAAAAAAGCTAGTCTGGGGTGGTAGTGTAGCAAGCATGAGTTTAGCTGCTAGAGTAACTACAGCCTTAGCTCCTACTGAGTGCCAAGGTTGTTGCAATGATCGCTTACCTTTGTAAGTATCATCTCTAGTAACCAAATAAGGTAAGGTAAGTTCAGAACATTCTACAGCCATATCAAGAAACTGAGTTCTTCCAGATTGTAGTTTGTCGTATCTTTCCTTAGCCTTAAACATTCATACCTCCTGTACCTGTACCGGCTGTAGTCCCGGGGTTAAGGTTGATTTTAAGAGCATCAGTTCCTGTTTTCTGAGGTGTTCCTCGTGAAGCAGTCTTTGCTGTTGTACCATACTCTACGCCTGCTACCTCGTCTGGATCTACCAACTCTTTTTTACCGGGCAGTCTTGACGCATTAACTAAGTCAGGTTGCCTTGGTTGTATAGGAGCTGGTGTCGGCATAGGTGCTGGGCTTGATCTAAATAGACACATTATCTTCGTTTAAAATAGATTTTATATATTGTACCACTTCCTGTTGTCCGGAGCG